AACCCCACCTACTCCGACAGCTAGGCTGCAAAGGCTATCGCTCTTTGCTGCTTGGTTAGGTATACACTTGGTGACTTCGCACTGTTGGTACAACCAACGAACTCGTAAGTCATAACGCCGGTAGCCTTGACAGCTCGAGGTGAACGGTCAGTGTATCTACAAGTAACAGCATTGTTACTTAGCTCACGGATCCAGAATCCTAATGACATGTTGTCATTCATCATCAAGTTGATGAGCTTAAGTCTGTCAACGTTTGAGTACTTGTACTCATAACCGTTGGTGTATCTGATAACTGCAGTAGCAGTGAATGGATTAACAGCAGCAAACTCAACAGCAGTTGAGTATCTAGGTTTAACAATGAACATAATCGAAATGTATAAAGAACAATTCATCCAAAGGATGAGAGCTAGTGATGGAATCGAACCATCATGTGACAGCCATGTCTAGCTAGTAGAGATGAGACTCTCCTCACCCTTAACAGGGAGAGTCGAGTATCTCTAGCTAATAGAATTGAAGAGGTGGCATATACTGAACAGCTACGCTGTCTTGATTGAACATCTGTTTGTAAACAGTGACTAGATTTTCAACAGTATCCTCATGCTCTACTGAAGTAGAGACAACCTTCATCTTCTCTTGTTGACCTTTCCAGTAACCAATACCATCAAGGATGGTCATACCATCAAGGATTTTGTCGAGCAGTACTTGATACTGCTGCCATGCTTGGTCGTCAACGTATCCACCAGTGGGTATGTTGCGTCCGAAGAACATTTGAACTTGCATTTCATTTGTGTAAACAAATGCCAGCAACTCGACTCGAACGAGTATGCACCCCGGTGGATGGGCTGGCGGTGTGTACTTCCCATGCTTCGACATGTATTCACGACGGTGGAGAACTTGTTCGCTGTGTCTTCGCTCTTGTCCTGAGTCGGGGGCTGACCTTCAGTGGTGCTAGCTAGATCCTTCCGAGATTGTCGCTTGCTGTGTCTCGATTGAGACCCCAAGAGATTGTTGTAGTTGAGGTGAGTTGTGATTGAAGTTATTGAGACTCTCCTCACCCTTATCAGGGAGAGTCGAGATAACAAGATCATCAACAACTCATCCTAGAGTTATTATACCGTGGTGTATCCTAATCTGTCTACTGTACCAATTATATTTCTGTCACAATAGTAATTGTGTAATGAAGCTGAGAATGTTAAGGCAACAGATCGAGAGAGATTGAGACGCATGGCTATCGCCATGAGATTGTCGATGATTGCCTCGCTCGCTGCCGAAACGGAGCGTAGTGCATGAAGAACACTGCAAAAAGCACTGCCACCACTGGATTCTCGGCAGACTATACATCCCCCGTGCATGTTTTTCGACCCCCCTTGGGGGGATTTTGGAACCTGCTATACTACGTTAACCACTTCAGACATTTATGTTATTTTTTAAAGAGCTTCAGTTGATATAAGACAACCATTGTAAGAGATGTCCAGAATAATACTTCAATTATCATCTAACATCTCCCAACCTGTATAATTTCATTAGCTGCTTCCAACGAACATAATATTAAGAGCAACAACAAATCTTCCGGAGTCAGAAGTATTAGGAGTTGCTGTGTGAAAAAGGTATGAAGGGAAAATTAGTATGTCACCTTCTTCTTGTTTGGGTTTATATATTTCATCAGTATCTTTATTGATAAATATTAAATTTCTTTCATTAGTATTTTTAAGAAAATGAATAATACTTAAAGAAGCCTGATAACTTCTATATGAAGGATCCCAATGATTATGGCAAAAAAATGATTGTCCTTTTTCATAAAGTTGCGACCAGAGTTGATATTTGTAGTAAAACTGATTGTACAAACCTAACTGTTGTACTATATTTTTACATATTTCATTATATTTTTGCTGCCAAATATTTTCTGGTCGTTTATTACCGCCTAAATAAAATGTGGTTTGACATGTTTTAGTTTCGTAATCTGGAAAATCTTTAAGTTCTTTTATTACTTGGTCTATTTCTTTTTTTGGGTGTAGTACTTTTTTGTGGTAGTACCAATGCGGTGGATTAAAGGTCATTCAATGTGTCCTATGCTAATTGAGCCGTCTTCATGCTCTTTCACAACTGCTTCGTAGACTTCAGGTGGGTGTTCTACTATAAAGTCTTCTATAGCCTTATCTACGGCTTGTTCTGCTTTAAGATCTATCCATCTCTGCTCAAGACCAATCAACATACCAAGTATTAGGAAGTTAATAGGTGGGAAAGGAGTCTTTAAACTCTTATATAACTCTTTAAAGGTATTTAACTTAAGTTTTGGCATATATAGTGTTATTACTGTTATTACTGTTTAGTTAGTTAGTGGAGTTGTTTCATTAATATCATTCACGGATATTAGTTAAAAGGAAGGAGTCGCTGGTTTTAGCAGTCTCACTCCTTCCCTACAAGGGTCCACCCTTCCCCTGTATAGGTAGGGGGACCCCCCTAAAACCAGTGAGGGGTTGACTTTCCGTCAGGTAAACCTCTAGCTTGTTGTCTTTGGTCTTTATCCATGCCTAAAACCAGATGGTTAGTGGCTTGTTGGGGATTGTCTATGAAAGCTTCAAGGATATCCATCCACTCTTCAGACTTCCTAATATTGACCTGTTCTTGTGCTGAGATAGACAGTGCATCTGTAAAGTACTTAACCCCTTGGGCTAGACAGTCTAATCTGTCGTCGTGTTTTACAGCGTACTTTTCCCGGCACATCCTACTCATTTGGTAGAACAGCATGTATAGAAGCCTGTTTTCTGGGGGAAGTTCTTTGTTTGAATTGTAATCCCAATCAATAACCCCACGGTCAACCACAAGGCGATGTTGGTTGAGAACAGGCTCAAGACTATCAATGATCCTGTCTTCTTTCCTAATAGTCGCTCTAACTTCATCAATAAATATTCGCTGTTTTGTCTGTTGAATATGTTTTTTAAATAGTTCACTTACAATTCCATCTCCAAAGTTTGTCTCGACAACCAACGTTGTAACGTTAAACTTTTTACATCCTCTAAGGATGTCGAGCAAGGTATTATCGCTGTAGCCATCCCTGTATGCACGCATTTCATGCAGATAGAGGAAGCCGTTTTTTTGGGATATATACGCAGCAGTAGTTTCGTCGGAACCCCGTCCTGACGGGTCAACGCTGCAAATTGTCTCGGTATATTCAGTCCATTCTCCTTGCAGTTGCATAGGTGAATAGAAATAGTCCCCGGGGAGTCCCACTGTTGGTATGTCTTTGATGACATTTCGGGGATCTGAGCACCAGATGACATTATCGGGTGCAGTAGCAGGATTGACACTTGTAACAACAAGATCAGACATTTTGAGGGGAAACTTCTCAGCGTCGGATAGGGAAGTGTCGAGCATGAATTGAAGAGCAAAGTTGCTCCTTCCCATGGACGCTTCTCTTTCCACCAAGTCGTCATCATCAAACCTGTCAGGGTCAGTACAAGTATTAGGTAAAGCACCATTATCTATGTCCTCTTGTAATTGTGGAGCTATTAATCCGTCATATGGTGTTGTGTCTTTTGGGAATCTTGCCGGCCAAACAAATGGTCTATAATTCCGCTCTGCCAACTTACGATAAACAGTAAAAGTAGTCTGAGGAGTCCCGAGATACATAATACGGCTATCGTCTTCCGGCGTAAGGATTGACTCGGCTTCGGTACAAAGTTGAAGTAGTTTTTCACGCATGAACTCCGTCATGCTGTTTCCGGGAACTTCGATGTCGTCCAAAATCATCAGATCTGCACGTGATCCAGTTAGCTGACCAGTAATACCCACGCTCTTCACTGAAGGTGCTTGGTGCGGACTGCAATTTACGTCGAAGCTTATACGAGACCACCTTGAGTCGTCGGATTTGGGTTGCAAATGTTTTAACCACGGTGTTTCTATAATTATTTTCTGTAAGAAGATACTCATGTTGTCTGCCCTCTCCTTAGAGGCAGAAATGATCATTATTTTCTTTTCCGGGTTATTAAATAGAGTCCAAAGAACAAAAGCACCAGTAATCCAGCTCTTACCAACTCCCCGAAACGCCTGTATCTGTAGTCGCTTGGGACCACTCTGCAAGTAATCTGCAATTGCATATTGTGCCCTCGTTGGTGATGGTAGGTCTAGCTGTGTCCACAAAGCTTGCAGAAACAGCTTGAAATCGTCCTGTAGGGCGGTTAAAGTGTCTTTCATATACTAAGGTGTATTTTATCGTTTAAAGCGTCCTGTACGTCGTTTACCGCTACCCCATTCAGGTGTAACAAGATTACCTTCTTCATCTTGACCTTGTATTCCTTTAGTCATGTACCACAGCTCTCTATCTTCAGCTTTTAGTTCTTTCATATCTACTTGCCACTGTTTCATTTCAGCCAGACCCCACATCATTGCGGCTGGTGCCCACATAGGAGGAAACTTCCAAGTGGCATGACCTAAGACTCCAGATGCTGCTTGTAAATCATTAGCTTTTTGCTGTTCAATAGATTCTTCTCCATCAAATAAAGATTTAGCAATAGCACCAGTATCTCCTAAGAAACCCATACCTCCTAAACCGATAGCACCACCAATTTTTACTTTGGTAGGTATTCGATCAATAACTTTGCTTACCCCAGTAATAACTTGTTTAATCTTTTTACCATTAACGGTAGATTCGTAAACAGGTTGTTTTATTACGTTTAATATTTCTTGAGTCTTTGTAGGTTGGGTTATCTTTTTAACAAACTTACCATTTTGTATTTCAAAACCGGGTACAGCACTTTCAGCACTACTATATTTTTTAATATCATCAATAGATTTGATGTCAGCATCTTTTCCAATAACGGTAGTTTCAGGAGGTATGATTCCTTGTTTTTTATAGCCTTCTACAACATCTATTAACTCTTGGTCAGTTTTATACGCAAGTTGGTTCTTAGCTATTTCAGCATTAGGATCACTATATCCTGTAGCAGAATCAACTATTTGACCCCCTTTTAATTGGTAATCTTTCTCTAATAAGTTAGGGTCTAATCCTTCTTGTCTTAAATACCAGTCTGTAAATGATTGCATCCAAGTTTCAGGTATTCCTAATTGTCTGGCTAAAGCTCTTTTAGAAGTAAAAGGCGTTCCTCCTTTTGATCTATTTATACCTAGGGGTTCAGGAGCTGCATTACTACCCACATTGGGTGCATCTAATATAGAAGGTATGAAATGACCTATATCAAAACCTAGACCAGAAGAAGCTTTAAGAGCTTGGTTTCTTTTACCAATTGCATTCCAACTGGCTCTCATCTCTTTAGCCCATTGATCTCCTAAACCGGGTTTAAGATTATTTGCATATTCAATAATTGGCTTAGATACTTTGTCATGGTAGTATCTTCGGTTAAAAGATAACTTACCTCGACTATTAATCTTAATTGGAAGACCTTTCCATCTCATTTTGGAGATCTGTTCTAGTTGTTCAGGCGTTTTTTGTGCTTCTGTAAGTTTGCTAAGTGCTTCATTTTGCACAATGTCATTTAATATTTTTGTTCTCTCTTTTTGAAAATAAGCTTTTCTAAATCCTTTATCACCTTTTATTTTAGGGTCTGACTTAACAATTCCATCCCATTCTGCATATATTCTTTTTTGTAGATAACGTGTTAAATCTTCAGCATTGTTAATAGTATCCTTACCTAATTTGTCGGGTATTAAACCTTGTTTTTTATATTCGTTAAATAAAAAATTTAGGTGTTTTGGATTATTTAAATTTGTAGCTAGTAATGGTAAATCTTTTTTAAGTAACCCTCCGGCTATTTTATCTTTATTAAATCCTTCTAGAATTGCCAAATTGGCTTTTTTTGCTTCACTTGCCATTAAAAAAGCCCCTTTCGGGGCGGTTATTGTACGTAGGTGTATAAGTTATGCAGCGATGTGGTCGCTTATAAGTCGCTCTCTCTCAGGTTGACTTCCAAATGTTTTTCGACTCCATCTGAGCCAATTACTACTACCTTTGCCTTGATTACATTTCCGACACGCTGGTACAAGATTCGTTGTAACTGATTCCCCACCTCTGCAACGAGGTTGGACGTGATCGAGTGTAAGTTCTTTAAATTCATAAGTTTCTCCGCAATAAACGCATGTACAATTAAAGTGCTCTTTGATAGCTCTTCTCCAGAGCTTCTTTGCTTCAGGACTTGTCATGGTTATTAAATTGTGTAAATAATGTTTTGGACTAGGTAGTAAAGGGGTCATGCTGTACGCTTTCTTCTTTCGTTCCCACGGTTGTAGGAAGCAGTGGTTAAACGGGTGCGATTAGTTCCGGGTATATGGGCGTTGTCTTTGTTATCGCCTTTAAATCCGGTACCTCTTCTTTTGGATTTACGGTCAGCCTTATTAGCAGCAACTCGTATTTTTAAACCGTGTTCGGTTTTGTTATATGCTTTCTGTTGGTCTTTATAGTTACCGTTGGCATATTTAGGTCTATTCTTTTTTCGATTAGACTCATATGTTTTATCGCTTGCCATACATTCTCTCCTTAATAAGAGATGGGTCGATCTGTGGCATAACTTCTGCCAACTTAGATAATGGGTTGCCATCATATGCAACGCCACTTATATCGTTTGACTTCAGCCAATCACAGGCTGCTTTTAAGTCTTGAGTAGTAGCTTCTCCGCTTTTTACTCTTGTTAAAAATTCTTGTGTGACTAACTGGTGTAATTCATTAAATTGCTCTTCAGTTGCCTTTTTCATTGATTTTCATAAAAAATGCCCCTCCAGAATCGCCTGTAAGGGGCTTGTAATTTTGCTTGGGTATATTTGTACCCTAGATTTTTTCACCTCTAACTGGTTTTTCACCTAACCAGTTAATATTTAATCCATATCTAAAAGTTTCGTTAGTTGGGCATACACCAGCATGCTCAAAACAAGAACTAAATATAACCATTCTATTTCTTTTAGATTCTATAAATTTATTGTCTTCCTTAAAAAGTGTTCCACCATTACAATCAGTAAAATTAAAAATACCTGTTAAAAACGCTGGATTATATTCATGGAAAAGAGGACTATCAACATGGAATTTATATGTTTTTTTTTGTTTTATATCTAAATTTATCTTAGCTTTTAAAATAAATTCAACTTTTAGTTCTCTTAGAATTGGACGAAATAATCTGTAATGGTCACTTACTACGTCCTCCTGAAATACGTTGTGAACCATTCTTTGATCTGGGTCACCCCTATAGACAACATCCATAGTGTTCCAAGCAAATGCTGGACTATAAAGTATTTCTTCCATTATTTTTAATTCATCTTCTGGTAAGAAATTATCTATTATCCAACGGGTGGGTTTTTCCATTTATAGACCTAAGCCTTTTTTTACGATTGCTAGAGCTTTATCGTCTAGCTCATTATCACTCTGCTCTACTAGCTTTTCTAGTAGTTCGACTACAAAGGTCTTAAATTTTGGGGACCTAAGTGCAGATAGTACGAATGGTTTAAGGATTGCTAACATTTTCTTTTTTAGTTAATTGAATAGGTACGACGTCTTGGCACAATTTTGCGCTTTTCGTCAAGGGTCGAAAGGTGAAACCTTTTCTATGAAGCTCGGCACATTTAAGAGCACGAGTCATTTCTTGAGAGAGTTTCATATTCCGTTCATGCAACGCACCTATGCGCTGGCATTGTTCAGTCAAATCTCTGTTTAAAGGAACTGAGAAGTTTATTTGAAACCCCCAGTTCTCATTTATTACGTAACCATCTTCAGTTTGTGGCTCTACATCGTTGCCCATATAAAAAGGACTAAACGTCATAGTGCTTCCATTACATGAAGTTCCCGGAGCAAACTGTTGTCTCGAAG